ACGGCTGGATTTTTCCTGTTATCTGTGATATAATCAGATACGGACAAAATCAGCGATAATTCCGGCTGTTTATTCGCCACCGAATAATTCAGACAGGAGTAGCGCTATGAAAAGAATTATAGATCAGACATTCAGGGTTGCCATCTATCTTCGTTTATCGAAGGAGGATGACGACCTTTCATGCTCTTCGGGAGCCAAAAACGAAAGCAACAGTATCAGCAATCAGAGAAAACTGATATATGACTTTATGAAATCGCATCCGGAATTTGAACTGTATGACGAGTACAAGGACGACGGGAAAAGCGGTTCCAACTTTGACCGTGCTGAATTTAAGCGGATGATGAGGGACATCGAAGCGGGAAATGTCAATTGCGTGATCGTAAAGGATCAGTCCCGTTTCGGCAGAGACTATATCGACGTCGGAAAATACAAGGAAAAGATTTTCCCAAAACTCGGTGTCCGGTTTATTACAATAAACGAGGGCTATGATTCGTTGTCGGCAACATCTTCTGATGACCTTGCCTTTACGATCAACAGCTTCGTTTATGATTTTTATATCCGGGATATATCCACCAAGATCCGTACAAATCTTACGGCGAAAAAGCAAAACGGAGAATATGCCGGAGCATTTGTGGCTTACGGATATGTCAAAGACAGCAATGATAAGAGTAAGCTGGTTGTTGATCAATTTGCCGCAGATGTTGTAAGGGACATATTCCGTTGGAAAATTGAAGGGCTGAGCCCGCAGAATATTGCAATGCGTCTGAACGAACTCGGTATTCCCTCGCCGGCAGAGTATAAGAGGTTGAGCGGAAGCAAATACAAAACGAGCTTTCAGACATCTTCAAAAGCCATATGGAGCCATGTTTCCGTAAGGCGTATTCTGAAGAACGAAATTTATCTCGGTATTATGATTCAAGGCAAACGGACTACACCGAATTATAAGACCAAAACAGTGGTTACAAAAGTGGAAAGTGAGTGGCTTCGCGCGGAAGGTACACATGAGGCTATTATTTCCGTGCGTGATTTTGAGCTTGTTCAGGAGCTTTTGAAGGATGACACACATTGCCGTGCGGGAGATGTAACAGTACCGGTATATGCCGGCCGCATTTATTGCGGCGACTGCGGCGCTGCGGCTGTCAGAAAGACGGTGTTTTACGCAGGCAAACGCTATGTGTATTACGTCTGCAATGCCAATAAGCACGATAAAACAGTGTGCAGCAGGCATTCCATAAGAGAAGATGTTTTGAACCAGGTAATTTATCAGACAGTACGGCATCAGATCGACCTGCTGCTGGATGTGGATAAGGCACTAAGTCAATTTGAGAATCTGTCGTGGGAAAAGCACAAGCTGAAGCAGCTTGACGCAGGCATCGAAATACAGGAAGAAGCCGTTCGGAAAAACAACACACTTCGCCTCGGAATCTATGAGGATCTGCGGGAAGGCTTGCTGGACAGGGCCGAATATGAGTCTCTGAAAATAGAGCTTGCAGAAAGAATCGACGAAGCAACTGCCGCCATCGAAAAACTGAACAAAGAGAAACGGGAGATTCTCGACGGCGTTTCAAAGCAGCAGTCCTGGGTTGAACAGTTCCGACAGTACGAAAATGTGACCGAGCTAACGCGACCGATGGTTATTCATCTGATAGAGCGCATCAATATTTTCGAGGACTCCAATATTGAGATCGTGTTCCGCCATCGGAATCAGATTGAAGAAATATTGCAGTTTATCTCGGAGAAAACCGCAGACAAGAAATTATTGGCTATGCCGATAAGGGAGGTGGGATAGTGGCCAGAGCATCACGGAAAAACGGCATTTCCGAAGATTTGCCGAAAAGCCAGAAGCAGACGGTGTTTCGTACCGCACTTTATGTCCGTCTGTCTGTCGAGGACAACGGCAAGGCCGATGCGGATTCGATTGAAAATCAGGAACTGCTTCTGAGAAACTATCTTGCCGGGCGGCCATATCTCGAACTGAAAGAGGTATATGCCGACAACGGCTACACAGGTACAGATTTTGAGCGTCCTGCATTTAATCGAATGATCGAGGATGTGCGGAAAGGGCGAATCGATTGCATTCTTGTGAAGGACTTTTCCCGCCTTGGCAGAAACTATGTGGAGACCGGAGAATATCTGGAACGCATCTTTCCGTTCCTCGGCATTCGCTTTATTTCCGTCAGCGATGATTATGACAGCAGCTCCGCCAACGCCGGTGAAAAACTCGCCGCCACTCTTAAAAATCTGATCAATGATATGTACGCAAAGGACATATCCAAAAAGATCTGCTCGACAATGAAGAATAAGCGGCTACGCGGTGATTACATCGGCAATTATGCTCCATACGGCTATCTGAAGGATGAAAATAATCGGAGCCGATTGGTAATCGATCATGAGATCGCTCCAATCGTAGTCGAGATCTTTGAACTCCGGGCTAAAGGGACTGGATTTGATACCATATGCCGTATACTCAACGAAAAAGGCTATCCCTCCCCGGGTCGGCTGCGTTATGAGCGCGGCATTATAACAAATAATAATAAAAAAGGGAGTGAACTGCCCTGGAATCGCCATGTTCTGAAAGACCTGCTTGCCAATGTAGTCTACATCGGAAATCTGGTGCAAGGACGCAGCACGCAGTGCCTGTATAAGGGCGAAAAATACCACTGGACAAAAGAGCCGAATTGGGATGTGGTTGAAGGGACACACGAGCCGATTATCAGTATGGAGCTGTGGAATAAGGTGCAGGAAATCAACACGAAGGCCTCAAGCGATGTAAAGAAATCGTTCGGGCGCTATGCGCATCTCCCCAAGCGTCCAAATCCATACGGCTCGGTTT